GGCAGGATGTCGTTACACCTCGTTTTTCTGAGAAAAGTGCTAAGGGAGAAGTTATCGTTAACAGCATGAGTAAGTACTCATGGAACTTGACGATGACTCCCGGCGGATTCAGTTTCGAAAACGCTGGTACCGGTCCGAATAATTTCATTGATACGTACGATGGCTACTATGCCATTGATCGTAAAAATGGACCTTCGGGCCACCTCCCTGTTTCAATCGACGTGCAAGGGTTACTCACCCAAGCATCAACGCAAGCAGCTTCAAATGTGCGAGCGCCAATCTTCGACGGACTAGTGTTCGTCGCTGAGTTGAATGAAACCATGAGATTCCTCCGTAACCCTATCGGAGGTTGGGTCCGTTTCCTAGAGTATGCCAAGCGCCAGAAACGGCGCAACAGCAGGCTCGACGGAACGAAAGTCATAGACTTTATATCAAGCAATTGGCTCGCGTATCGCTACGCGGTTAGGCCTCTTGTCTTTGATACCATAAATCTCATTGACGCTGTCAACAAAACCATCGAAGGGCAGGAACCCAAACGCTTCACAGCGCGAGGAACTGCCTCAGATGCGGGCTCTGAGTCCTATACTGGACTTTCTTCATCCTACGCCGCGAATGTTCGACTTAATACATCGACGTCGCGTAACGTAAGTGTCAGAGCTGGAATCCTTTATGAGAGTAAGGCTGGTGCCGATAACTTCGGTACCTCTCTCTATCGGATTCCCGTTGCTTTATGGGAAGTTGTTCCATTTAGCTTCGTTGTTGACTGGTTCATTAACATAGGTGACTATGTTGGTGCAATCTCCCCCAAAGTGGGGGTTAAAGTGTTAGGTAGCTGGACAGGTGTGAAGGATACCCAGACATCAAACACGACTTCACATGTGGAGTCGCTGGACGATACTGGGGATACTATCCTCAACCCGGGACATTGCCAAGAAGCTTTGTAACGGAAACAAAGAACCGATCTAAAGGTATAACGGTGGGAATAACAGGAACTAGTGCAGCCCGAAGTTTGGGCAAGCTGGATACTGTTAAACTTATCGATTTATTTGCGATTGCACACCAGCTGTTAAGCTCGAAGTGAAGTCGCGCCTTTAGTCAATCAACCCCAAAAAAGGAGTCTTAAATGACTTTATCCATTAATGCCAGTACTTACACTGGTGACACAGCGCGCAGCCCGGATAGCTATCGTTATCTTGGCGCTGCTAATACCTTCTCCAACAAGGACTATGTCGACGTGTGGCGCAAAGCGCCTATCGCTACGAGTACCTCAGATGGGAAGGGTCGTGCATTCATTAAAATGACACGTACGCTGACTGATGGCACCGATGCCGTCGGAGACATGATCCTCAAAGTCGAGGTTTCTGTTCCCGTCGGTGCGGTTACTGCTCAGGCCCAAGATGTGATCGATGACATCGCTGCTTGGTTGGCAACAGCTCCAGCCGACTCCGTTTTGCTCAGTCAACAGATCGTACTGTAACCCCAATTCTTGGGAATTACGATGTACGCTGTTGGCTAGCATTGCGAGGTTTGCTATGCAAAAGCCAATCATTTCCGCAATCGCCGCTATTTTATGTTTTATAGCGGTGAAAGTGGTTGCGATATATACGAGCACAGATCCGTCCGAGTGTTTCATGGGCTTATGCTTAGAAATACTCAGGTATGGGATTGCTTAAACCTGATTAGCGCATTCGATAAGGAGTGGCGAAAATGCCAAACCCCAACCGTAAAGCTAAAACACCAGATCTTGGTGTTGCGGTAACGCCCGAGAAGGCTTATATCAAGCTTCTTGCGGCTGCCGTTAGTTCGACGAACCTACCGGATCGGGAATCGTTGATGGGCGCTCTCAGAGCGCGCAGATTCGATCTCCTACTCCGGTGGGCCGAGCGTCCGTCCCCACAGATGTATGGGACACCTGCGGATTACTTCGCAGACGCTCAGATAGCTGCACTAATCCGGAAGTACCCATTTACATCGTCCCAGGTTCCTGAATTGGATCCTCGGGCCACGGCCATTAAGAAATTCTTGGCTGCGGAGCATCGGTGTAAGTGGATCAACCGGAAATATCGCGCGAGGCGGAAACGCTTCGACCCCTACATGCAGGGTAAAACCTACATGCGCGAGTTCATAGAGAAGGTGATCAGGCGTGAGCCTGACTTCCCAAGTATCTATGCTAAGTGCGACTTTACGTCGGGGGCCTCATTGCTGGTTAACGGGAGTAAAACCAATATAGCGCGCAAAGTTTTCGCGCAATGTTGGACCGTGACGCCAGTGGCCCTACCGTACGTGATGCCTGCGCTCTGGGCTAACGCCCAACTTCGTGATTGCATCCTCCCGGGTGCAATGAAGTGCTACGACCCCCGTGAATTCGGGGATATCGTGAGAGCAAAGGTAATGCACGTGGACTATAATAAAGTAAGTTTCGTACCAAAGACCGCGACTACAGATCGTAGTATCGCGGTAGAACCATTACTTAACGGGTTTCTACAGAAAGGAGCGGACTTGTACATGCGCGAACGTTTAAAAGCGTTCAACCTAGACTTGTCCGACCAAACAAAGAACCAGCGGCTTGCGCTGCAAGGTTCTTTGGGCGGTTTTAATCCTTATGTCACCATTGATCTGTCAGCAGCAAGTGATTCGCTGTCGATGGAGGTGGTGCGGGAGTTACTTCCCCCCGAGTGGTTCGAGTTCCTCGATTGTTTGAGGGCTCCCCGCTACATGCTGCCTATGACCAATCAGACCTCACGGTATGAGAAGTTTTGCAGTATGGGTAATGGTTTCTGCTTTCCACTTCAGACGTTAATTTTCGCGTCGGTTGTGTACGCAGCCTCTCGGCTGAACAATGCTCCGCCAGGTGACTACTCCGTTTACGGAGATGACATCATAGCGAGGCAAAGTGAGGCTCTCATCGTAGTTGAATTACTACGGGAGTTAGGGTTCCGGACTAACGTTGATAAGACGTTTATTACGGGGCCCTTTAGAGAAAGCTGCGGAGCAGATTGGTTCGCAGGCCAGGATGTTCGTCCTGTGCATTATGACAAACCGCTGGTAGATGTGCGCCAGTTGTTTGCTCTTCACAATTCAACGTTACGTTCTAGACGATGCGAGCTCTTTTTTGAAGAGTTTCGTGTCGTTTTACGGTCCCTCGGGGGAAGGTTTTTCCTCCGTCCGGGCCGAGAACCAGGAGATAGCGCTTTTAGCGTTCCTCTGGATGTAGCGATGAGCAGTCCCTTCGTTCGATGGGACCGCGATTTGCAACGATGGACCTGGTCGGAAATTGCTTCTCGACCAGTATCTGACGTTGTGCGTCTTGGTGAAGTAGAATATGCAAATATTCTAATGCTTGCCGTTCTTCGGGGGTCTGACTCCCAAAGGCCGTTCAGCCTGCGTTATGAAACCACG